TTGTCCATTTATTACAGGTCCTATATATATTTTAGGAGTATTTATAAATGTATCTTCTTGAGTATTTATATGAAATTCTCCATCAGTTTTAAATACAAAAAGATTAGTAGTTGAAAATATGGCGTCATCTCTCCCATTAAATACTAATCGATCACTATCAATTATTATCTGTTTACCAATATATAAATCTTCTTGTGTAAATTTTCTCGCCATGACTTATGAATATTTAGAAGGATGGGTTAATGCAAATACATAATCTGCTGTTTGGGTGTATTTTTTGCCCATGTATGATTTAAAATTTTGGAATACTCTTTTGTCAGGATGTTTGTCTGCCTTAGCTTGAACATTATCAA